CCTAGAGCAAAAGTCAGAAGCTAATGAGAAAGGAACACAAAAGTAAAAAAGGTGGTCTTACTGCTGCTGGAAGAGCGTATTTCAAGCGTAAGACTGGTGCTAACTTAAAACCACCGGTCACGGAAAAGAACCCAAAGGGGAAGCAACTAGCTAGAAAAAAATCTTTTTGTGCTAGAATGTCTGGCGTAAAAGGTCCAATGAAGGACAAGAAAGGTAGACCAACTCGTAAGGCACTAGCCTTAAAGCGTTGGAAATGTTAACAATTAAAGGAAAAAAATATTATGTTTAGACAAAAAAACACTGCAAGACCGTCACCTAGAGGCGGTAAAGGAGGAAGACCGATTCAAGCGCCTATGAGACGCGGTGGTAGTACTTTTGGTCGCGCTGTAGGCGCAAGAAGGGGTCGCAGACCCGGAGGTCGTGCCATTAAAAATAATACTACACTAAGCTCTGCACTAGCTGGTCTAAGGAGTCGCACTGGTAAACGTGGTGGACGAAGGGGTGGACTTTCTCGTTCAAGAAGTTTCTCAAAAGGACTTTTTGATCCTAGGTTAAAAAGTATGGTTGATAAAGCAAGTGGTCGTGGACGTGCAGCAAGAGGCAGTCAAACCAGAGGTACAGGAATGTTAGCCACAGGTCGTGGACGTGCAGTAAAAGTCGGTCCTGTTAGAGCAGCTCGCAGACCGCAATACAAGCGTCGTTAATAAATGTCAAGGTACTCAACATACGGTAGTCTTGATGACCGCATTGACCAAGATGGCGATGTAGGTTTTATTGGTTTTAACAATAGGTTACGCCCTGATCAGCTACAGGCTGGTATGCTTGCTGATTCTCAGAACATTCGCACGGATCGTAATGGGCAGGCGCAGGTACGCAAGGGCGTAGATTTAGTTTCTGCTCCTTTGTCTGTAGGTATATCTGCTCTTACTCTTCCGTTTACGCTAATAGGTGCAGATATAAATGCAGGTAGCTTTGTAGCAAGTAAAGAGTACACAATTAAAACAGTAGGTAACACTGATTTTACTGCAATAGGTGCAGCAAGTAATACAGTTGGAGTAGTATTTACTGCTACAGGAGCAGGTAGCGGCACAGGTGTAGCTACGGTGGCAGAAATAATTGTTACAGCTACCTCAGATAGTGGAACTTTAGATATTACGAGTACAGATGCTTTTACTAATTTTCCTAGTTCTGGAACTATTAACATAAGTGATGCTTCGGGTATTTCTGATGACCCAAACGGAGATCGAGCTTTTACTAAAGTAAGTGCATCAGAGATTCAAGTATCTGATCAAAACTATTCTAGTGGATCAGACAGTTCTGTTACCTTAAAATTTGGTATATTAAATGATGGTGCTATAAATGAAATATATGGTTCTACGGACTTTTCTGATCCTAATCAAGCAAGCACACAATACATTGTTATTGCTTCAAACTCTAAGGCAATAGGTATAGATATAGCAAATAGCATAACCTTTGACATAGGCTACCCATCAGCAACAACCTATAGTGCAAGCGTGGACATGATCCAAGCCTTTAATAAGGTATTTATATTTAAGGGCGGCAGTACAGCATTAGAAAATAATCTAAGAATATCTACAATTAGTGCAGCTTCAGTGGTAGGTAGTACAAATGTTGCTACTATAACTACTAGCACAAATCATAATTTAGTAACTGGTGATATTGTTACAATAAATGGCCTTACATTTAGCACAACAGATCCCAATGGTTCTACTAAAACTATTACAAAGACTGGAGATACTACATTTACATTTAGTCTTACTGCTAGTGGAGACGAAACCTATACAGTTTCTAGTTCTTCTATTGTAGCTACGGACTTTACAAAAGTACAGAGTGGTACATATACACAACCAGTTGAGCTTGATTCAACAGGGTTTACTATTACCAATGGCTTAGCTACTGTTACTGTTTCAAATACACTTGCCGCTGGGGACAATGTAGTGCTTACTTCAGCTGGTGGTAGTACATTAACAGTAGGAGATTCTTTTATAGTTTCAGAGGCATCTTCGTCAGAATTTAAGTTTTTTGTAAACACTGATGATGTTACTAACCAAACTGATGTACATTTTACAAAGAAAGTTTCTGTAGGTCTAGGGTTTACTCATATGCCGGCACCGCCTTTTGCTATTTACCACCAGCGTAGGTTGATAATGCCTTTTCAGTTCTCTGTGGATGCATCATCAGATAGTTTTACAAATAGAAATGTACAAGATGAGGTTATTGCTTCTGATATATTGGACACTGATACCTATGATCAAATTTTTGCTCAATATAGGTTCAATGCAGGAACATCGGATTTCGTGGTAGGACTGCACTCGTTTGCTGAAGATAGGTTGCTAGTATTTAATCGTAACAGTATTCACATAGTCACTAACACTACTGATTTAAAGGGTGCTAGTACACAAGTTTTGACGGATGAGGTGGGCTGTGTGGCTCGCAAATCGATTGAGCAGGTTGGTAATCAAGTTATTTTCTTGTCCGATAATGGAGTATATGGAACTCAATTCTTGGACGAATATAACCTTCGTGGTACAGAGACACCTCTTAGCGAACCAATCAACGAAAGCATACAAAGAATAAATAAAAATGCTCAAGAAAATGCAGTATCTGTTTATTTTGATAATAGGTACTATATAGCTGTACCCTTGGATAGTTCTAATGACAACAACGCTATACTAATTTATAACTTTCTTAACAAGCAGTGGGAGAGTATTGATACAGTCAATGACGCTAACTATCATGTTAGTAATCTTTTAGTTCTTGGGGAAGGGGACAAGCGTGGAGTCTATGCAGTCAACGATATAGGTGGTGTTCATAGACTTGATCACCGCATAGATGGCGTAGATAGAGTAATTACACAAATAGGAGGAACTGACCAAAGTATTCAGATACCAGCTTCTTTAACAACAAGGCAGTACACACTAGGAACTTTGGACCGCAAGCGTTGGAAGGAGTTCGACTTTCATATTGAATCGAGTGATACCAACACCTCTGACCTAAACATTGACTTCGAAACAGAGAACCCTGATGATACTGGAAGTATAGGAGTTTTAAGTACTTTTAATGATGGAGTGCTTGATGTAGGTGAAGATGTTTCCATACGTGGTAGAATAGGTAACAGAAGAGGTTACGGAATACAATTTACATTTAACAATACAGTAGGTAGACCTATTATAAGAGCTACAGAAGTTCAAGGGGCAACTACAATGAGATCAACAAATAAAGCAATATAATGGCAATACTATCAAAAGGAAATACATTTGCAACTGGCGACCAAGTAACGGCTGCTAAATTAAATAATTTAGTAGATAATGCTACATTTGCATCGGATGCAGTAGATAATTCAACTACTGCTCTCGACGGAAACGGAAAAATTATAGTCAAGGACGGAGGTATAACTTCGGCTAAACTTAACCTAAATGCTAACGTAGGTATTAACACTTCTAGTCCAGAAGCAACCTTGCACGTTAAAGATATAGGCAGTACACAGCCTTGTATTTTAGTACAGAATGCTAGTTCTTCAGAAGGTGACATTGCTGTTATTGATGGAGAGTCACTTCAAATGGGGCATTGGAGTGGAAGTGCTTTTACCCAAAGAATGACCTTTGCTTCGGATGGGGACCTTACTATAGGAGCCTCTTCAGTTGGAGGTGTACAAATCAAGCCTCTTGCTGATGATGGTGCCGCTACCATTATTTTTAATCGAGCAGATACAAGTAACAACTCAGTTGTTTTAAAATTTCAAAATAACGCTAGTACAGTTGGTCAAATTTTTCATGATAATAGTGCTACAACCTACAGCACTTCCTCTGACTATAGACTCAAGGAAGATGTTATTGATATGCAGGACAGCATAAGCAGAGTACAAGCACTCAAGCCAGTCAACTTTGCTTGGAAAATAGATGGAAGACGTGTAGATGGTTTTCTTGCTCACGAAGCACAAGAGGTAGTACCAGAAGCGGTCATAGGAGATAAGGATGCCGTTGATGAAGATGGTCAACCTAACTACCAATGCATTGACCAAAGTAAACTTGTACCACTTCTAACCAAAGCTCTACAAGAAGCTCTTACTAAGATTGAATCCCTAGAAGCTAGAGTAGCTGCCCTTGAATCCTAATGCCTTATAACCGTTTACTTCAGTCCGTACAGGTAGCCCTTGAGAACAGAACTCAAAGGGACGCATTACTTGCTATGGATGAGATAGTGGACTTCTGCATAGAACACGAAAACGGCAAGGTATTTGATGGTTGGGACAAGGAACTAATACGTCTTATGGTAGCCTATCACTGGGCTAAGAAGACAATCATAGTTCACTACAACGATGACGAAGATGTGCAGGGTGTATTCATGTGGTATAATTGTAACGAAAACGATGGATGGGAGTTTATAAATAACTGGGAGGCAGACAGAGAAGACGGAGATAGTGTATTCTTAGCCTTTCTATTTGCCGAAGGTAAAGATACATTTAAAGAGATGACTAAAGTTTTTTTAGATCTTTGCCCGGAAGTATTAGAAAAAAACAAAATAAGTATACGTTACAAAAGTGGTTTTCCACAACGAGTGGAGTACGATAATAGACTTTTTAAAAAAATATTAAATAATTAAATATTATGGGTAAAGGCGGAACATCAATACAAGCACCAGATCCGATAAATGCAGGTGAAGCTCAAGGCGAATATCTATTTGGTCCAGGGTTTAGAAACTTTCGAGGTGTTACTGACCCACGATTAGTAGGTCGCATACTGGAAAGTGAAGCTAGGTTTAGACCTGAATTCTCTGCTTTGGAACTAGCTGATATTGAGACTTTTGCTAGAGGTACAGAAGATGATAGAG